TATTTTGATTTAACAAAATCTTCAAACTGTTTCACTCCCATCGGCCAATCAGTGTAAACATCAATGATGTTGTTTGTCATTAACACTAACCAGTGTAGGTTCACATCACCATAATATCTATGTGCAACAAATTCTGGGGTTTGTCCAGAAACTACATCATAGAAATCAAACTCTACAGAAGACAATCTTGCAGAGTCAGTAATTCTTACTTTTCTAGTGATATCTGTCATTGTTCTAAGAACACCATCACCAAGAACATCATATTCCACTGTTGGGTATTTGTTAAAGTATGCCATTAGTAACCCTCTGCAATTCGTTCTTTAGTAATAAGTTCAAGTTCTTTAAACGTCAGTGATATTTCAGTAACCACAGGAGCATTATTATCAAAGAATTGCGTTCTATCCCCACCGTAATTAACTGTCACACTTTCCAAAAGACAGGTAGAGATTTTATTCATGAATGTGTGTTCACCACCCTTGTGCATATATTTAATATCAAATGTTGATGGTGCAATCATAGTTCTAGACCCTCTTCCACCAAGGAATTCAGGCATTGCATGAAATCTAAAAAGGTTTACAATATTCTTAATGTTTTCTGATTCTTGTCTACTCTTTGGAGTCATCTTAAAAGTGAAACTAAAACTTCTTCTATCAATACCTTCAAACTTCATTTCAGTTCTATTATTTGTAATCTGTCCTCTTGCAATATCTGCTGCGGCACGAGCTCCAGTTTGGCCTGGAAGAGTTGATACTGCTGAAGTGGTTGCATTAGCAATACCTCTACCTATTGATTTTACTGCACCCCATAACGACCAGTTACCAGTTGCAAGTTTATTACCAATGTTCTGAGCACCAGTAATTGCTGCACCGATTTCTTCTTCTTGATATGTTGCAGTGTGTCCAACAGATAGTTGATTTGGCATATATAACTGTATAGAACCAGCAAGTCTTTTGGTTGCGGCTCTTTTAGTTCCTAACGTAGAAGGTTCTGATTGGACTGTTGAACCACCACCAGTTGGAGTTGCGTTGAAATCTCCAGCGGCAAATTGAACTTGTGCTGATTCTTGCACATTAATAAAGAATTGGACGTAATGTCCAGTTCTGTCCATATTACCTACATCCTCTGGATATGCTAAATCCCCACCGTAACCAGAGTTGTTAATTTTTGCGTTAGCATTTGCCATCTAAATAATCCTATAACCTTGTGAAAGTATTTATATCGACATGGCATACTCAGGCAGATACATACCCTCAAAACCTCAAAAATATAGAGGCGATCCTAATAAGATTATTTATCGTAGTCTCTGGGAGCGTAAATTCATGGTTTACTGTGATAAAAACGATTCTATACTAGAATGGGGAAGTGAGGAAATCATTATACCATACCGTTCACCTTTGGATGGTAAAATACATAGATATTTCCCCGATTTCTATGTAAAGGTTCGTCAAGCAGACGGCACTACTAAGAAAATGATTATTGAAGTCAAACCTAAAAAACAGTGCGGCCCACCACCTACCCCTAAAAGAAAAACAAAACACTTTGTTTCTGAAGTTCGCACTTGGGGAGTAAACAAAGCAAAGTGGGAAGCGGCAATCGAATTCTGTAATGATAGACAAATGGAATTTAAGATACTAACTGAAGACCATCTTGGTTAGTCTGTATAAATAGGTGTATGGCAGATATAATTGAAGGCGTATTAGAAAAGACAGGTGGCAAGGATCGCTCCATTCGCTGGTTTAGAGATAAAGTCAGAGAATTGGGGGAAGTGCCTCCTCGACAACTTGTGAGTGAAGGAAAGATAACTTCCAAGCCTACGCTTGGGACGATGAATTTCTTTTACTATGACCCCAAATATAAGAAGAACGAAAAAGTCCTACCATACTATGATAGGTTTCCTTTGATTCTTCCTATTGAAGAATACAGAGACGGTTTCTTGGGATTGAATTTTCATTATCTGTCTATTCCTATGAGACTTAAATTATTGAGTGTTATTTCTGAGTATGCATCCAACGAAAATATGGATGAAACTACAAGAATAAGATTAACATGGAATCGAATAAAAAGAAATCCTTTGGTAAAACCAGTTGTTAAGAGATATCTATATGACCATGTCAAATTACCTTTCCGTAGAATTGATGCAGATGAAATGATGGTTGCAGTATTGTTACCAGTTCAACGGTTTGTTAGAGCAAGAGAAACCCAAGTATATGCTGATTCAAGAAGAATTATCAATACGCCTAGGAGACCATCATGAGTATAGATGAATTTAGAGCAACGATTGCAGCGACAGATATCGCTCGTCCAAATAAGTTTGAGATGTCTGTATTTTTGCCAGACACATTAGGTGGAGCAACCAATAGAAATATTAATCTACGAGTTAAGACTATTGATATGCCTGGAAGAAATATAGATACCACAACGAATGATACTATCTACGGCCCAACACATGAACTTGCAGTTGGATTGACTTATGCCGATGAGATTACTGCGACTTTTCATCTGTCACCAGATTTCAATGAAAAGATATGGTTTGATAGATGGCAAGAACTCATCTATGATCCAAAAACATATACATTAAAATTCTATAAAGAATATGTTTCTACTATGGAAATATATCAATTAAACTATAACAACGAAAGAACATATGGTGTAAAATTAATAGAAGTCTTCCCAAAGACTATTGGTGCAGTAACCTATTCAAATGAAACTGCTAGTGGTTTACAAGAGTTATCAGTGGGGTTTGCATTCAAAGAATGGGAACAAATAGAGGTATCTTCTGGTTCTTCAACCAGAGGTAAACCAACATCAACATCTGATAATTTGGTATCAATATTGAAACCTTCAAAACCAAAACTCAATAGTGATCCTAAATACACCCCCAATAGGTATTCAACACCAGAATATAGAAGTCAACTTCAAGATTTGGATGTGGACACTATTGGATAAACACAACTAAATATAATATTATGAGGAGTATAATATGGCTTTACCATTACTAAAGACGCCGGAACATGAATTGATTGTCCCATCTACTGGCGAAAAACTAAAATACCGACCATTCTTGGTTGGGGAAGAGAAAACCCTTCTTCTAGCATTAGAGGGGGGACAGGACAAAGATATAAGTGAAGCAGTCATGCAGACTGTAAGAAACTGCACCTTTGAAAAGTTTGATGTTACGAAAGCACCAATGTTTGACATTGAGTATATCTTTCTTAAAATCAGAACAAAGGCAGCGGGTTCTAAACAAGAAGTTAAACTGTTATGTCCAGACGATGGTGAGACATATGCAGTTACAGAAATTGATTTGGATATAGTAGAAGTATTCTATCCAGAAGGACACGATAACAACATCAAATTGACTGATGATATCGGGTTGATTATGGACTATCCAAGTATTGATATGACTGCTGATTTGATGAAAGTAAATGCTGATACTGCATGGACTATTATTAAAAGATGTATCAGACAGATTTATGATGCAGAAAATGTTCATAATCGTGAAGATATGAACGAGAAAGAATTGGATGATTTTATGAGTCAGTTGGATGCAACTATGTTCAAAAAGATTGAACAGTTCTTCAACACGACACCAAGACTTAAACATACCGTGAAGGTGAAGAATCCTAAAACTAATGTAGAAAGTGACATTACTCTTGAGGGGCTACAGAATTTTTTCGGTTAGCCCTTTCACATGATAACCTAGAGAATTATATGAGGACTAATTTTGCTTTTATGCAACACCACAATTACTCTCTAGTTGAACTTGAAGAAATGTTGCCGTGGGAAAGGGATGTCTATGTTGCTATGCTTGTTAAACACATTGAAGATGAAAATATGAGAATGAGGCATAATAAACTAAATCAAAAATAAGAGAGAAGCAACATGGCAGAGGAAAAGAAGACAGTAACCGTAGATGATGCGGTTGCGAAAAAAGACACTAATGGTGATGGACATATTTCCTTAGAAGAATTGGAGATGGATTTGGAATTTAAAAGAAAAGCACTTGAAGATGCTGATGCCCGTAGAGATGCAATGCGTCAGATGGCATGGTTTGCTCTATGGGGTATGTTACTATATCCTTTCGCAGTAGTAATTGCAAACTGGATTGGGTTAGACCAAGCATCAAAGATTTTAGGTGATATGGCAGCAACATATTTTGTTTCAGTTGCAGCAATCGTTGATGCATTCTTTGCTGGTAACGCATATTCAGATAAAAAGAAATAAGGTAAAGTAAATGGCAAGTCTTGCAGAAACCACTGCCCGTTTAGCAGACCAGACACAAAAAAATATTAACGAAACTCAAGCACTTTATAAGTCTAATGTGAGTCTTCGTCAATCTGTCTCTGGTCTTGAAGGTTCTATAGATGCATATGCAACTAGAGAAAAACGTGTTCAATTCTTAGAAACTGTTTTAGATAACAGTCAGGCAGGACTTGCAGATACTTTTGCAGAGTCTCTCAAAGGCCCACTTACTCAACTCGCTGATGCCATTCCAGGCAAACAATTTTTACTCCCATTTATGAAACTTGCGGTTCAGAAGACACCACTTAAAGGTGTTGTTGAAAGATTCCGTGATAGACAACGTGACAAGATTCAAACTGAAAAGGCAACAGAAGCAGTTAATGCTTCTGGGGTTTCTTTTAGTAATGAAGAAGAAAAGAATGCCACTATCGAAAGACTAAAACTTGAGATGGCAAAGAAAGAGCAAGAAGAACAAATTAAGGCAAAGAATGATAAACTCAAAGATATGTTGGGTTTAGAAATTGAAAAATTTGAAGCAATTATTGGTAAAACAGATGAAGTAAAAGAAAAGGCAGATAAAGCGTCTGGTGGTGGGTCTTCTGGTTCTCCATATATTGCTGGTTCTGCGACTGACAGTAGTGCTGCGGCTGTAGAAGAAGCAAGAGATACTGAACGTAATGCAGAACGTAGACATAACGAATTAATTCAAGCACTCAAAGGTGGTGGTGGTGGTGGCGCTAAAGAAGGTTCTGCACCAGATACGAAAGGTGTTGACGGCCCTCTTGGGGGTGTTGGTGGTGTTATTAAAAACATCGGTAAAGGTTTTAAATATCTAGGTAATAATCTAAGGGCAATCGCAAAGGGTGCTCTTGCAATGGGATTGATGGGTGCATCACTCATTCCTTTTGCTCTCGCAGCAGTTAAATTTAATGATGTTGAATGGGAATCTCTTGCAAAGGCAGGAGTTGCTCTTGTTGGACTTGCTGGTATCGGTTTCCTACTTGGTAAGGCATCTGGTTCTATGATTGTTGGTGCCGCTGCAATTGCAATTCTTGGTGGTGCATTATGGTTGGCAGGAAAAGGTTTCCAACAGTTCGCAGAACTTGATTGGAAGACTATTGGAATGGGACTTGTTGCAATCGCTGGATTAGGTGCAATCGCAGCAGTGATGGGACTTGCCGCACCTCTAATTATTGGTGGTGCATTCGCAATTGGTGCTCTTGGTGTTGCATTGATACCGTTTGCCTTTGCGGCTCAAATGGCGGCCCCTGCAATGACAGAAATTGCAGAGGCATTTAATCTATTCAAAGATGTTCCGATATCAAGTATGTTTGCAATTCCTGCTGCACTTGCGGCAGTTGGTGCTGCCCTAGTTGCAATGTCTGCTGGTAACTTTGTATCTGGTATCTTGGATGGTATTGGTAAACTCTTTGGTAACGAATCTCCTATCGACAAGATTGTAAGACTTGCAGAATCAGCACCTAATGTTATTGCACTAGGTTCTGCAATGCGAGGATTTGGTGATGATGTAGATGCCATGATGAATGGACTTGATAGAATTGATTCTAGTAAAGTCGATAAACTTGGTGAACTTGGTGAAAAGATTGAAGACTTTATGGATTCTATGCCTGGACTTATTGGACAGGCAAAACTTGCTGCATTTGCACTATCATTTGCATCTATTGCTGCAAGTGCTGGTGTCGCACCAGCAGTCGCATCTGGTGTTCAGGCTGCAACTGGTGAAGTTATTGAAGTTCAACAAAATCCAAAAGCATACGTTGCAAAAAGACAGGGGCAAACTCCTCCACCAGAAAAAACAGAAGCAAAAACTGAAGAGGAAATGACTCCAGTTGAAACTGAAACTGGTGAAACCGTTGTTACTACACAAGATTCAACCTCTGTTCCAGAAGGTAAGGTTCAAGTTAAGTATAAAGGCGAAACAGTTCTTGTTGATAGAGAAGATGCAGAAAAAGTCAAGGCAATTGATGAAGAAATAAACAAAATTTCAGAACAGAGAGAATCTCTAAGGGAAGCCTACGATAATGCCTCACCGTATCAAAGAATACAAAAGAGAAAAATTAGAGATGCTGATAAACGGTTGATGAATAAACAAATGCAACTGCAAAAGGAAAGAGCAGGAGCAGTTAAGTCAGCAGTTGGGGATACTTCTCCAACCTCAACTCTTGCAGAAGACAAACAGTCAGTTGTAGATGCAATGGCAGGAAAAGGTTCTGCAAAAACTCTAGAACAGTCACAAAGTGAACTTCAAGAAACTAAGAATGAAATGGGACAGAATCAACCTGGCGGTATGGGTGCTGCTGCGATTGTGGATAACTCCACTACTAACGTGTCACAAGGTGGCGGGGGTGGTGCAGTAATGCCTGTTCCTATTGGTGAACCAGATCAGAAAACAAAGGCACTAATCGCAAACGATTTCTAATGATCGTAGATGTTGGGCCCGTCTTTAACATAGACAGGTTTGCAGTAAGTAGTAACTCTATCTTTTGCTGGAATATAATCTCTATACCTATAGTTACCATACTGTTTAGGAATCTTCTCTGCATAGTAGAGACAGGTATTGATACTTCTGAATATCATGGGATTGGGTTGTTCTCTTCTATCGTCACCCACACCCAAAACAACAACTAGCATGAATGCGTGTATCATGACTCACCTAGTTCTTTTCTAAACTTCCACTGTGCATCTGCAATTCGTAATTTTATACTACGAACAAGTTTTTCTGCTTCTGTTTCTGGTATATGTGGTGGATTATGTATTTTATCATCCATCCACGCTACATAAAATAACATACCAATTAAATATGTTGTGATAACAATCAATGCGATTAACATTAGTAACCTCTGTTTGCTTTATAATCTATTAACCACCAAGCACCACCAATAAGAACTGCTGCACAAATACCAATCAACAACACGATAGCAACACCCTCAAAAAGTTTTCTTTGTCTTTCTTTTTGGTCATAGATTGCTTGTTGTCTTTTCTTACGAATATCTGCTTCCATACGAAGCAGTTCATCCCATGCAGAAGGCCCTCGTGTCCAAGAAATCAATTTCTTGAGTTCATCACGCATCTCTTCTGCTTTCTTCTTTGCCATGAAAGCAGCCATAGCTTCTTCTTCAACTGAACCGGCATTAAATATTTTTTTGAATAGGGGTGGTTTCTTGGC